AAACTATTTAAAATGGTAGTTAAAGGTAGTACTTCTGAAATTGAAGGTCAGAAGATTTCTAAGGAAATGGCTCAAGCTGCGTTAGACTGGTTTGATAGATCTGTATACGCTAGAAAATATGAGAAGCAGGTTAAATCTGCTGGTATGGGTGCAATAGCACCAATGATCTTTGGAGATTACTGGGGTATTAAGAAAACCATTCCTTCTAAACTTAAAGCAGAATTTAAAGAGTTACAACAAGTCTATAAGAGAGAAATGGCTGAAGGTGTCTTAACAGAATCTGATGCAACTCCAACTATGATGTTAGCACAAGAGATTGAAGGTGCTGAATTTCACCATGGATTTGGTGATGGTACTGAAGTTGAGGCTAGATCTACTAAGAAAACTTGGGAAGATGGCGTACCTGTACTTAAGTATATCGCCAGAGCTCCTAAGAAGAGCGTAAAGCTACCTAAAGGAAAGTTTGAAGTAGTTATTGACGATAAGTATGGATGGATCTACTGGCAAGATAAAGGTGTCTGGTACGGTATGGATAAAGAAGACGATTATATCCCCTTTGAGTTTTAAGATTTGAGTATCATCGAATTAAACTTTTTAAAGAGTCTATGTATAACAATAGTAACATAGACTCTTTTTTATATGCCTAGAATACCAGTAGACTTAATTTATATGCAGATGGCTTACCAAATAGCCAAACTGTCCTATGCTAAACGTAGACGCGTTGGTTGTATTATTGTGAAAGATACACAAGTTATATCAACTGGATATAACGGTACGCCACATGGCTTCGAAAATGACTGTGAAGAGGTGCAGGTTAGAGAGATAGAGAATACAAATCATAAGAAAGTATTAGAAGAAAAGGGTTATGAGTGCGAAGACACTTGTTGTTCTAAAGAGGTAACCAGAAGAGAGGTCTTACACGCAGAATCAAACGCCCTAGCAAAAGTAAGTAAGTCAACACTAAGTTCAGAAGGAGCAGATATGTATGTTACAACATGTCCCTGTTTTGATTGTGCTAAATTAATTATTCAAGCAGGTATTGCAAGAGTATTCTATTCAGAAGACTATAGAGATATGGCAGGTGTAGAACTACTAGAAAAAGCAGGTATCGAAGTAAAAGAGGTTATATGTTGGAACGCGGAGTAGACGCTATTATTAACGAGGCACTTGTCACTGGTACATTTGGAAAAGATTTCAAATTCAGAGAGGGACAGAGAGAAGTTATTGAAGCTATCTGCAATCATTATATTGAAGATCCAGAAGGGACTATTATTTTAGATGCCCCAACTGGCAGTGGTAAATCACTAATTGCTATGTGGTCCGCGCACGTCCTAAAAGAACTGGGTAAAAGAGGTTATTTAGTAACCTCTGATCTAATGCTACAAGATCAATATGAAGAAGACTTTAAAAGACTAGGACTTAATTGGCCAAGTATAAGAGGAGTAGACAACTATAATTGTAACGTAAACGATCTGCCATTCTCTCTTGCTGATTGTAAGATGAAAGGTATTGGGTATGAAGCTGCAGAGAAATTACCTTGCTGGGGCACTTGTGGGTATCTTCAGGGCAGAAAGCGCGCGAAGGAGCTACCTGTAGCTCTCTTCAACTATTCATATTATCTAATACAAAGGAATTACGTAGAGGATAAGATGCAAGAACAAGACAGAGAGATACCATTTCCTATAAGAGACTTTGTATTCTTTGATGAAGCACATAAGGTAGATAATATAGTACAGTCACACTTTAGTCCTAGAATAGACAGAACAACTACAAAGATATTTAAAGAGGTAAACAAGTTTGTACAGAAACAGGCCATTAGTGCTGCCTGGGTATCTGAGAACAGAATAGCAGATATTGTCGACCGCTTAATGCGGGAAGACGATCACCAGGAGTTGATGAGCCACATCAGAGAATTCAGAGGTATTGCCATGGTTTACCGCAAGGTCAGATCGGCAGCCCTAAAACAAAGTAAGTCAAGGTTTAAAGGGGGAGATGTCCCTAAGGATTGGCAGACTTTTTTTGGACGACTCGATAGACTTAAAGATATATGGTGTAAATTTGATGACTATCATGCTATAATTAAAGAACTTGGTATGGATGCGATTGTTATAGATCGTAAAGAAACTGAAACTAAATTCTTATGTCTAGAAGAAGCTATCATGATTGATAAATTCTTACAAAAGAAAAGTGGCTTTAAAGTCTTTATGTCTGCAACTCTAGGTGATATTAGATCTTATGCAAAACATACTAAAATGGGTAATGCTAAAGTTATTAGAATGAGTAATAATTTTGATTACAAAAAATCCCCCGTGGTTTTCATTAATAGGCACAAATTGTCTTTTAGGGAACGCGAACAAAATCTCCCTCATGTAGTTAAGACTCTGGATAAGATCTTAGAGAAACACAAAGGACAAAGTGGAATTATTCACGCCGGTTCCTACAATTTCACAAACTACATCAATCAACATTCTAAACATAGTTTTGATTTCATCACCTATGATTTAGCAAAAGAGAGACAAGGGGCAATTAGAAACTTTAATGAACAAGATGGTAAAATACTTATGGGGCCATCACTATTAGAAGGGTTAGACTTAAAAGATGACAAATCTAGATTTCAAATCTTTTTTAAAGTACCATATCCTTCTTTAGGAGATCCGCTTGTAAAAGCTAAGATGTCTGCATTTCCAGATTGGTATGATTGGAAAACAGGCATTGCAATTCAACAAGGATCTGGAAGGTCTATTAGATCTAAAGACGATTGGGCAGTAACATATATCCTGGACGCGTGCTTTAGAAGCTTGATAAATAAAAAGGGACTATTCCCACCTTCGTTTGAAGAAAGACTTAAAACAATATACTAAATGAGAGACTTAATTATTTGCGATAACTTTTACTCTAATGTAGATGATGTTAGGGCTTTTGCTTTAAATCAATCCTTTGATGTAGAGGGTAATTATCCAGGAAACAGAACAAAATCATTTTTAACACCTTCAGTAGTAGACTATATAGGCAAAGTCGTTGGAGCTGAAGTAGACATGAATGGTTTAGATAAAGATAGTTACTGCGGTGCGTATCAATATACAACTGCTACAGATAGAACATGGATTCATGCTGATGGATGGAACGAATGGGCAGGAGTTATTTATTTAACACCAGACGCGCCAGTTACTGGTGGTACTGGTATTTATAGACATAAACCAACGGGAGCATATAAGATGCCAAGATTGGCTGATGGTAGTAGAGACCAAGAATTACTAGATACAATTAATAATGATGGCCAAGATTATACTAAATGGGATTTAGTTGACGTGGTTGGAAATAAGTATAATAGAGCAGTATTCTATAAAGGAGACTTATTTCACGCATCTTTAGATTACTTTGGTAAAAATATACATGATGGCAGATTATTTCAAACATTTTTCTTTAACACTAAATAAACAAATATGGGATTTAATAAATTACACCTTCCGGACCTAGAGTATTTAAAAGAGAGCCTAAAAACAAAGGGCAATGAAGAATTTACACAATTCTGGAAATCTAGGTATTTTAAAGCAGATGCGATCATGGGCCCACCTGAATCTATGGACTTTATTAAACAATTTCTAAATCGTGAGTATAATTATAGAACAACTGGTCAAATCGAGTTTGATTTTGATCAGGTTAATGACAAAAAATAAAGATATGTCTGAACAAACAGAAAAACAAAAAGCAAAAACTTACGTTTGGGTTAAGACTGAACGTGCTGGAGATACAGTTATAGTAGAAGGAACTGAAGGTCAGTTTACTACTTTTACTGATGGTACTAGATGTGCAACCGCATTAATTGGTGAAATGTTAATGGAGGCTAGAGATGAAGCTAACGCAGCTTCATTAGCTAAATCATTTAAAACTGTAAAAGAGGTTGCAACAAAACCAGTAACTGAAACTAAAACTACTCAACCAACTGGCGAATTAAACGTAATGTTAGAGATGCTAAAGAAGATTAGCGCTAAGAATACAATTACAATGCCATTAGAACTTAATGTTCCATCTAAAGATGTTTATGATTTATTTAAAGATCAGATGGATATTACAAAAGCAGATCTAAACGAACAGATATTGCTACTGGTACAGAGCCAGATAGATAACTTACAAGAACAATTAAAACCTCAAGCAGAAGAATTCATTAAAAATTATTACAATGGCAAAACAAAAAGAAGAGTCAGTACAACTGACGCCGGAGCAGCAACAAGCAATAGATCAAGCAGTAACTCAGCCCCAAACATCACCTACTAATTGGAACAGACGTCAAAGACGTCACATGATGAAACAACAAGGTGTGCTTAAGTATTTAAGTAATATGAATTTCTTAGGTGAGGTTAGGTCTAACTTTCGTAAGCAAAATATAGAGAACGGTAAAAAGATTCATCAGCAAAACTTAGATGCTAATGATAAAGTTAATCACTCTATGTTAGAAGCTAAGTTGGAATCTATGAAAACTACTTGGAAATCTATGGGCTATAATAAGAGCGAGATAGATAAATTAGAAGAGGCTTGGTCTTTATCTGCAGTAAAAGATAAAGAGTCTAGAAAAGAAGACAAGAAAGCTATTAAGAAATTACAGAAAGAAGTGAGAGAATCATTTCAATCTAGAAAAAAGTAACAGGCAATATGATTACTATTCAAATAGAACCCGCTGATAACGGGATAGTCAAATTTTTGATTGATGATAACGTAAACGGTGGAGGTGAAGAATATACCTCCAGGGTAGTTTACGACTTCGATGGCTATCTTGGTAGACAACAGCAGGTAAAGTTTTTGAACGATATGGTATTAGATTTAGGTTTAAGTACTGGTAGTGATATTGACCGTGACAAATTGGAGATTAAATTAGATTGGGGAGGCAAGTATACGCCAACCGAAGCAGAAATAAAACAAAGAGTAACGCTACTCCAAAAAGAAATAAAAAGGCTTACTCGTTTAATAGAGAAATGAAACTACACGTAGAAGGTGTATGGTGTAAAACTAGAACTGAGTTTGAAAGATTAGCAAAGTCTGGTGAATACGATTTAACAGTATCTTATTTTGATATATTCAATAGATTAATTAAATCAGATCCTTATAGCAAGGAGCCATCAGATATTATTGTATCTCTTTATATTAGAAAGCTAATACAAAGACTGCTTGACGATGCAAACAATAATGAAAAAGATCAAGCTAAAATTTTATACATGTTCAAAACTTTGGATACTGGATCTGTATCCGGGTTCAAAGATTTTGTAAATGACCTAATCGAAGAACCTTTTGATTTGGATCTTATTATCATTAATAGATGTGACTATCCTAAAAGAGGTGTGTTGAGTAAATTTGATAACGTAAGATTCATTGACCATGATTAAGCATAAGATATTTACCAAAGGTGAATTAATACAAGCTCTAATCTCTACTACACAAGCACCTAATGTACTGATTCCTGTAAGAGCTATGATACACGACGTTAAATTTAACGACGTGAACCCACAATATCAGATTAAGATTAGAAAGTTCTATGACCAAATTAATTTTTTAAAGAGAAATCTATTTGGTGGTAGATTTATTAGAAACTTTGAGGGTAAAGATACAAGAATAAATTTAAAGAGGCAAGAATATAATACTGTTAAGGAACTAGAGGATAGAGTTTTTAATGGTGATAAATGGGAACAATATCTAATTGTTGTAGATTCAGTGTTCTGTGTTAAGACTAAAGCAGAGCAGGATAGGCTATTTAATAAAATACAAGATTTTCAAATAGAGGCTAATATAAAAGATCTATTTAATCTATCGAATAGAACCTTATATAGTGGAAATTTTAACTTTCACACAAAAGGAGAGTTCGTTAAGGCACTTCAAAAGTTTTTAGGCGATAAATACCCTAAAGATGATGATTGGGTAGACTCTGTACTCTATAGACCTAATCACGATGAAATGGACCGCGGAGAGTGGGTCTAAACATATTACTGTAATATATTGCACAGATATATATAAAAAACAATAGGACTTTTAATGGCTGACGCTAAATACACACTTGATAATATAACTCCTGGACCTCCAACTAAATTCTCTTATACAGAGATTGCAACTGGTGAGAAGATTGTTAGAAATAGCAAGTTTCCAGATGACGAGGTGCAGGGCGATGACCCTCAAACTGGCGGGGGTGATGCTATAACTTCAGGAAAGAATACTTTTATACAATCTGGTGATAGTGCCGGAGAATCTTTATATGGTAAAAATAGTATTGAAACCAGAACCTTTAAATTTGGAAATCCAGAGGAAACTACTAATTTAGGACCTGGTGTTAGATCTTTATATAACAAGTGGTCTATTCATAATTACAACAACAGAGCAAATGGTGCTGCTGGAGAAAAGAATGCATTTAATTACTATAACAAGGCTGTATCAGATGGTGATTCTGATAACCTTTTAAATCCTACTGCTAGAAGAATTGTAAACTATTCACAAGAACATGGCGGCATTGGTTATTCATATAAGTTTGGTGATTTTGCGGCAACAGAACATTATGGTCAGATTTCAAATGAATACCTAATTACTCTAAGGCGTTTTGCATATCCATGTGGTGATGATATTATGAATGTAAAAGGATTAGATAGTAAAGGTGGTGAAATAGATTTAAGCCAACCAGATTTAGCTAGAGCTCTAACATGGATGTCACCTCAATTGGGTAACGATATGAAAGAGGTATTAAAGTTTAGTACTGGGTTTCCATGGAAAGACGTTGAGTCTCAAATACAAGAAGTCGCAGGTAGTGCAAAGAAAAGAGGTAAGTTAGGTGAGATGATGGATTCATCTTCTATGGGTCGTGCTGTTGAAGCAGGGCTTGCCGGCAAGTCTGCAGATGAAGCTCAAAGAATTCAAGATAGAGGTGGGGGTTTCGACCCTATGAAAGAAACATACCCTAACAAAGTATTCGGGCCTTTAAATGTAATTAAGAAAGTTTTAGCTAGAGAACAAGGCTTAGAGTTCAATAGCGAATTTAGTTTAGTCTTTCACTATGATATTAAAGGTATTACTGGCACTTCGCCTAAGGTTGCGTTTATGGACCAACTGTCAAATATCTTAGCAATGACATATAACAATGCTCCTTTCTGGGGCGGCGCGGTTAGATATACTGGTAGTGGCTCTGTCGGTAAACCATTCGGTGATTATGATAAATTAAAGAATGGAGACTATGCAGGTTTCTTAGGTTCGTTAACTACGCAATTAAAATCTTCAATGGGCGCTGCTTTTACTGATATAGGTAAAGCCGCAAGTGGTCTATTAAGTGGTAAGGGTATAAATGCACTAGGCGACTCTAAGATTATGGATAATATTATCGGTGGTGGACTAATGAAATTAATGAACGGCCCTCAAGGTGGTACAGTAATTAACGCATTTATGACCGGAGACCCTACGGGACAGTGGCACATGACGGTAGGAAATCCTATGAATCCTATAATGGTTTGTGGTAACTTAGCCCTACAAGGTTCTGATGTAGAATTTGAGGGACCATTAAGTTATGAAGGATTTCCAACTAAAATTAAATTAACGGTTAATCTTAAACCGGCAAGACCTAGAGATAAAGGTGAAATTGAAAGTATGTTTAATGCTGGTAGAGGTAGAATGTACTTACAACCAGAAGTTGAAGGTGCTACAGATTTAGATGCAGTTGTAGATGTATCAGCATACGGAAATAAAGACAGAGGTAATTTTACTCCTGGCTTATCAGAAAAATTATCAAACTTTGGACACGGATAATGGATTTTAAATCACTCGTAAATAAGACCATAAGTGGAGCTAAATATATTTTAGCCCAACCTACTATGATGTTTAGGAATAAGGAAAAGGTTAACATCATTGCTTATCATATCGTAAAAGAAGATGAGGTGGGTAGACCTGACCTTATATCTCTGGAGTACTATAATACTGACACTAAAACAGATATTATCTTAAAATGGAATGGTATATCAGATCCATTTGCTCTAAATCCAGGTGAAGAGTTAGAGATTCCAAACGACGAAGTGCCTTTCTACAAGTTAGATAGACCAAGGCAATTTGAAGATAATAAGATTAAAAACGAATTTGTACAGGGTAAAAAGTTAAATCAAAAAGATAAAAATAGACTAGATGCTCTAAAAAAGAAATATAATAAGGAAGTGTTATTACCACCTAATGTTATCGCTCTCGGTAAAAAGAATTTTAAGTTTACTGCAGATGGAAACGTTATATTAGGAGCACAAGCCCAGAACGATGATGTAACTCAATCAATAATATCAGACTTAGCTAACCAGGGTAACCAGGGCGGTACGACAGATGATATAATAGATGTAGAAGTTTTAGACACAAGTAGTGGATCAGGATCTGGAGCTGGTAGTGGCGGTTTGACCGAGAGTCAATTAGATAAAAATTTAGCAAACCAAGCTGGTAAGGGTGGTGTTAGTGCTGGCAGTGGAGCTGGTGCTGGAACTGCTGATGAAACCGGCGGTGCGGCTGGAGATGGTACCTCACCAGAATCTTCTGGAGGAGCGAACGATATTTCTAATGACGGAGCACCTTGTAACTAAACCTAGAATATGGAGTTAGATAATCATTTATTAGCGGTTGTAGAACCGGCTATTTTACCAACAGAAATAAAAATTGATAGCGTAGGAGAAGATGGAGGTGGTAATAAGCAGACCAAAGCCATCGGTACTCTAAAACCATTCATTCTGGTAAACTCATATCAGTTTGGACCTGGAGATATAATGGCATTCAAGTTAGACTGTAGTGGTATTGCACCAAAATGTTCAGTGACTGTAATGGATAATAAGAATGCTTTCCAAGTAGAGTCATATCCAAGAGATGGTGATTTCTTTACTATCTTACTTAATTCAAAACACCAAGAGACTTTTAAGTCGATTCACATGGATTTTGATATTATTGAGATAGAGACTTCTCCGGAAGTAGAAGGAGCAAATCCTACAATTACATTAGAGGGCATCGCAAAGATACCTAGACTTTATGCTGAAGATTGTCAAAACTTAGATGCTGATAATTCATTAAATCATTTAGAGCTAATAGCAAGAGATTTAGAATTAGGTTTAGCTACAAACGTAGAAGCTCCAAATGATAATCAATCTAGACTACAGGCTTATATTACTTATGCAGATTTCATAAAAGAAATTGTAGAGGATAGTTATATCTCTGATGATGCTTTCACAAAATACTATATAGATCAATATTATTATTTGACTTATGTAAATATTAATAAGATATTCAACGCTCCTAACCCTAAGCTGGATGAAGTAATGTCTGTTCTTGCTTCTTTTGCTTCATCAATGTCTGAAGGTCACAATCAAGCCGAGGACGGCGAAGAAAATAAAGGTGACCAGATTGAAGTACCATTAATGCTAACTAACCATAAAGATACAAATGGGATGTCCTGTTATGTTGACAGATATGAATTGATAAACAACTCATCTCAAGTTAGTCTTGCAGCAGGGTATGCCAGAAACATTCAGGTGTATGATAATAATTCAGAACCAGGAGAACGTCTACAAGAATTTAAAGTTGAAGCTTTAGTAACTGAAGATCTTCCTGATATTGAAGCTCCGTTAAAAGGTAATGAGAAAGATAATCGCTATGAGACTCAAGTAAAACATAAATACATGGGTAGACAAAATGCAGGCGAGGACGGTTTAGGAAATACACATCCTAATGCAGCTTTTTCTAAGTTACACAATAAACAGAATCAAATGGAAACAGAAAAGATGAAAGTTAGAATGACTTTATCTTCATTTAATCCATCGATCTATAAATTTCAAAAGATACCTGTGATAATGTATCATTATGATGGTGTCAGAGGTGAAGCATCAAAACAAGGTGATTTTAAAAGAGAAGAAGCAGGATTTACAGATCAGCCATTTGATGCTGGAAAAGCAGATAGCGCAAATGATGCGCAACAGGTGATGGACAGGTTTTTGAGTGGGCATTACATCATAGAAAATATCGATTACATTATTGATGAGCCAGAAGGTGGTTTAAAACAAATAGTTACTTTAATTAGAAGAGAGTGGCCAACAAGAATAAAGAATTTAGAAGATTAAAAAAGAGAGATAGATAATACATGGCAGACTTTAAAACACAGCAAGATTTTAGAAAAGGTTCGTTGCTTCGTAAGATAAACGAAGATCCAACGTATCTAAGCTTCTTTTTAGTATTTGATACAGTGAACAAAGAAGAGTCACCTCTATTTGCAGGTCCTGCTAAAGAATATTTATTAAACGTATTAAATACTAGGTATTCTCAAAAACACGCTGATGCTTTAGATAACTTTAAAAAAGTTTTACTAAAGATTAATAAAGAATTGCCTTGGTTTTGGCAGAATTTAGGTGGTCTTGAGCAAGCTTTTCAATATGAAAACTTAGCAGAGCCTTGGTGGGGTGCAAAAAAACCTAAACTAGAACTTGAATGTCTAGAGGAGAATGTTGAATTAACAGCAATTGGTCTAATGGACTTATATAAAAGAGCTTGTTATGACTTTGTAAGATGGGTAGAAGTTATTCCACCAAACTTAAGACATTTTCAAATGCAAGTATGGGTTAGTGAAGTTAGAAGATTTCAACAAGATACCGGAGAAAAGGATTTAGGTTTCTTTGATAATCCTGATAATTCAGGAGAAAACGGTAATGTTAAAAAGATAAACCAAGATTTAAGCTTAACTGCAAAACCTTTTATACAACTTAATTTTTCACATTGTGAATTTGATATTGATAGCATTGCAGATATGTTTGCAGATATTAGTAAAAATCCAGAATTAAAAAAGCCTAAGATTGCAATTAAATGGGGATCTGTAGCACAAATTAATCAGAAGTTAGGATCTAATCTAGTTACTGAAGTAAATGATAGTCCGTTAACACAAGCGGCTCAAGGTGATTACAATCCATTTGATCCAAATGCAGAGATAAAAACTTTAACAGCTGATGGATTCGCATTACCTGGAGATCCTACTTTTAAATCAGTACTTAAAGATAATACTTTAGGTAAGATAGGAGATGCAATTGACAATGCTGTTAGTGGTATTGAAGGTAGAGTTGACAGCGCTGTAAATTCTTTAACATTACAAAATAATTCAGATATTGGTAATGTACATGGCGGAACAACAGGTTTAGCTTCAACATTAATTGATAGGGCTACAGACTCTGTTATGAGTAGTTTATTATTAGGTAATGTACATGGTCTTTCAGGAGGTACATTATTAGACGCAGTCCAATCCGGATCTATAAATGCTATTGCAAATCAACTAGGTGGATTATTTGGTGGTAGAGGTAACGCTGGAGGCGGTGGTGGTATAAATGAAAATATTCATCCTGCGGCAATAGACTCAACGGCAGATGGTTTCTTAAATCAAAGAATACATCCGGAAGGCGTAGACTCAACTCCTGATGGAAACTTAAACGAAAACGCACATGAATAATAGTGAATTATTTAGAGACAATTTACGAGATGCACATTGGCTTGGAGAGGTCGTCGATATAGAAGATCCTCTTCTTCAAGGTAGGGCAAGGGTAAAAGTATATGGTAAGTTTGATAAATTACCAAACGAGGCTATTCCATGGGCAACTCCACAGAATAGAGAGGCTCCTGGCATGCATGTTGTACCTAGAGTTGGAGATATTGTTGCAATAAGATTTGACAATGGAAATATCTATCATCCGGAATACTGGTTTCAAGTAGATCAAAACGAAGATTTAAAAGCAGATATTCTAGAAGCTTCAAGCGCTCCACATGATGTTATCTCATTAGTATATGATGCTGAAAGAAATGTAAGAATTTATCACTCTCCGGAGGATGGTCTAGTAATTACAAGGGGTGAAGGTGCAAAAGAAAGGCCTATGCTTCAAATTGATGAAGAAGGATTTATTAAGATTTCTACAGATGCTAAAATGTTTTTAGATTGTGGGGATATATTTGTATCTAACGAAGGTGAACCTGGAGCAGATGAAACTGAACCCGCAGTAAGAGGTCAGTCTTTACAGGATTGGTTACAGGCTTTATTAGATGATTACGTAGCACATATACATCCAACTGGTGTTGGGCCATCAGGGCCTCCAATGCCACCTACTCCAACAACAGTAGGTCAACTATCCGGAACACATATTAACTATCAACAAAGAAATAAGTAATTATGCCAGCGAATTGGGGAGCATTTATTCCAGCATTAGCGAGTACGTTACAAAGCCAAGAGTTTACTAAACCTGGTGGAGCAGTAATTTCTTATGAACCTCCAAAAGTTGGAGCTGAAGTTTCTTTAGGTAAACCATCAGGCCCACAAAAATCAATTTTAAGTGGAGGACTTACTGAGGTTGGGAATCCTGCAAATGCGGCCCTAGCAACTAATCCTGCAAGTATGGTTAATGCAAATGATATTAATCCACTTTCTGGTAGATACGATTTTGGTAAACAAGTTGCTCAACATTATTTAGATGCAGTATTAAATCAAGGAGCGGGCGCACAAACACATGTTGGAGAATTCCATATTAACAATGGTGCTGCTGAGCTGCTTTTAAAAGAGGGGTATGGTATTGCATTCGAAAGACTTTTAAGAGAGGGTGATATACCTCTACAAGACCAATACGATGAGGATGGTAATCTAATTGAGATGGGCAAAGAGTCACATCCTGCCTATGCTGATTTCTGTCCTGAAGTTGAAGAACCAGATGCAGAAGCTTTAGCTAAACTTGAGGCTGAAAATAATAAAGCCTTTAATGCGTTTGCAAGTGGTGAAAATATTCAGAACTATAACTTATATAAATTTAAGTTCTATCAATTTCCTTGTCTAATAGGCACGGAGTCTCAACAACAATTAGAAGTTGTCTTTGCTACTAGGATTTTAATGGGATATGATTTTATGACTAATGGTGATGCTAGATGGGATTACTTTGTATGGGCATGTCACTTAGGTAAAGAGAATTATAGTACGAATAATAGTAGTTTTAGTAATTCTCAATATAAAAATATTAGTAGTAGAACTAAAAATGATATTGAGGCTGCAGGTTATGACTGGAAAGAGTTAGCAGATAATGTTTCTTTTTTAGTAAAGACAGCTATTTTAAATATACATCCAGAAAGAGATACTGATGGATATGCAACTGGGAATAATTCTGTAATAAAGAAAAGAATTAAGAGGTCTCCAGAAAAAGAAATAGAATACCCTACGTTAAAAGATGAGTCTGGTAAAGATATTACACCAGAGTTTTGTCCTATTAATCAATATAAAATACAGGTTGCCTATGACTTTGAGGAAGATAGTCAAAGACCTAAAATATTAACATCTAACGTAATAGCAACATTTACATATTATCCTAATAAAAGATCTGGAGGTCAGCCCTATGTAACTAATAATGCGAAAGTTTTATTTGGTAATACAACAAATAGCGTTAAGTACGAAAAGTCTACAACATGGGTTAGGAATACTTATGAAAGGGGTGAATGGAAGAATAAATGGAGAAAGTGTCCACCTGAGGGTAAATTAAAAGCTGCGGCCAGAGCTACTGATGATCTTAAGTTTATGGGTAAATCAAAACCTGGTTATGCATTCTTAGCCTTAGGTTGGAATGGCGATAATTGGAATGGCGATGCAGCAGGAACTCAATATAAATTTGAGTACCATAGAGCATATTGTGCGATAAAAGCTGCTGAAAACTGCGAAGAGCCAATGACTGAAGTTGGACATCCATGGGATCCAAGTGGTTCAACGCCTGGAGGTAAGTCTTATAGTGGAGATCCTTATATGATGATGGCAAGAGTTACAATAGCATACTGGTATGCTTGTATTGTTAAACCGTTTAAGCCAACCCCATCTGCACCACCGGCATTAATTCCAGCACCACTAACAGGAATTTATATTCCAATTTATTATGGAAGTGCAAATCGTTTAGCAAATAATTTAAGAAGAGCCTGGAATACAGGTAAGTCTTTTGCAACACCTGGAACTCAAGCGCCAGCATCTAATGCTACAGCAACAGCAGTTGCAGGAGCTTATGCCCTGCATCTACTAGAATTTAAACTACTTTATCTTGGTGGTATTCCAACTCCTGCTGGACCAGTTCCAATGGTAGGTTTTGTACCGATTGTATTTTAACCCCAATTTTAACCCCAATCCTTTTCGTATGTATACCAATGGTCTGCGGACGCACAGTCCCTAAGAGCATCTAATACCATATAAACTTTTTCTTCCATAGTTAACATCGGTAGAATGGCTCCTACGTGCATCTCTAGTAACTCACTGTTTGGCATATACTCTGCGGTATGTCTTGCAATTCCGGTAATAAGTCTATATGTATTATCTTCTACATTTGAAAACCTAATACCAGCATGATAGCCTAGTGAGTCATTTCTACCAGTTTCTTTACTATGTTCAATCATTTTATCCCAAAGTTTATCGCCGAGTAAATCTCTAACGTCTTGGCAAATTTCTTGAATAGCATCTTTGTGTTTAAGAACAGCCTGATAGCCATGGCCACCAACACCGTTACATTCCACATCTTTATAGTTAAATTGTTTTTCCATATTCTTATCTTTCTAAAATTACAAATGAACCAAAGGCTTTATCAAAAGTTTTTACTAAATGCTCGTAGTCACCTTCCATCATTTCATTAATAATACTTGCACCTGCATCTTTCCAACCCAGCTGTTTAGCAAACTTTTTAGCGTATGCCATTAATGCGTATGCATTTCCATCAGGACCTGTAAGATCTATAATAATAGGGCCAGTATGTTTTTGTTTTTCTCTAATCATGTTGTTTGTTAGTTTTAATTACAGTACTAATATACGAAAAATATCTGACATAAAAAAATATTTCGGCAACTATTTTGCAGATGATATATAAAAAGTATCAACCACCTAAAAAGAATATTTTAGTGGATATATAATATGATACTAAGATAGTATAAAACCTTTTAAATAAAAATAAATGTCAGGAAAAAGAAAGAGAATCAGTAACGATTCAACTACAACCAACCCAACTACAACAATTATAGTCGAAGAAAAGACTAAAAACCCACAAGAAGAAACTAACATTACTAAAACTCCAGAAGTTAGTGAAGAGCTTGGAAACGATCACTCAGAATTTTATGACGAATCCGGAGAATTCCTCTGGGACAAATACGAAGGCACATGCCCTACTCGTTATAGAAAACCAAACCCACATATTAAAACAAATAACGGAGATAAGGTATTTTCAAGAGAATCTTATGCTCAAGAGTTATATGATAAGATGGAACAATATGGTACTGATGTTAAGCCTATTGTAAACCCTGGTGAAATTCATGATGGAACTATTTATGCAATTGACCAAACTTATATAACTGTTGATATAGGTTATAGAGAATTAGTATACGTAAAGTTTGGTAAAGAATCTGATGAGGTTAAAGCATCTTCAGTAGGCGATAAGACTGCAGTTTTAATTACCGAAACTAAAGGTACTTTAACTGGAACTATTACAGGTGGTGTAAGACATAAAACATTTACAGATCTTAGAGACTCAATTGATGAAGGTAGAACTGCTTGGATTGGCCATGTAAAGAATATGATTGATAAGGGTGGATATGTTGTTACAGTACAAGGTATCAACTGTTTTATGCCAGGTTCTTTAGCAGGTATTAATAAATTATCTGACTTTAGTTCTATTGTTGATGAAGAGATTTATGTGGTACCAGTTAGTTTCTCTGCGGATAGAGGCACAATTGTAGTTTCACATAGAAAATATTTACAAGCACTTATTCCAACTGCAATAGAAAATTTAAAACAATCTATTGACACAGAAAAAGAAGGTACTGTAACAGGTACTGCTAAATACGGTGTATTTGTAGAATTTGATCAATGCCTAACTGGTATGATTCATAATAATGATCTAGATGAAGATACATTAACTAGGTTTAAAACTAGAGAGATTAAGCCTGGAGATCCTATTAAATTTAAAGTAAAAGATATAATCAGCAATAATAAGATTACTCTAACACAAAAAGATGTGGTTGATGTTAACCCTTGGATAAACATTAGTAATAGATACCAAATACCATCTGTAGTAGAAGCTGTTATTAAGTCTAAAAAAGACTATGGTTTATTCATTAATATAGAAGATGGTGTAACTGGATTGCTACATGTTAGCGAGATAGGTGAGGAAACCATGTCTGTATTTAATCCTGGTGATAAAATTACTGTTCAAATTACTAGAATTGATGAGGGGACTATGAAGGTATTTTTGAAGATGCCCCAATAACTATCTTAGAAGAGGTTGATATATATTGAAAGTAATATTATACTCTCAATATGCAAAAACTAAATAGAGACTCTAGTAGGATTTCGATACTGAACGGAAGTCAAATGGGTATCGAGTTTGAATTCTATTCTAACTTAGAGATCGAAGAGACACAGAAAGCTTTATCTAAGCTACTTAATCGTAAGATTAAAGTAGAAGATAAAGCCCATTCTGACTTTCAACCTAGTAAAGATGTTTTTAAGATGGAACCAGATATGTCTGGTGGTAAAGGACTAATTGAATTAGTTACTGGACCTATGCCGTATCGAGATGCTAGATTAGTTATTATTAAAATGTTAGGATGGATTAGAGCAAATGGTTATACAACTGATCGTGCTTCTATACACCTTAACATGTCTTTCAATCCTGATTATTTAGAAGATCCTATGATGGTTTCTAAAATGAATATTTTAAAGTTTATTTTAGAATTTGATGAAAAGAGAGTTTACAAGTATTTTCCTAAAAGAGAGAATTCAACTTATGCAAAATCTATTAAATGGGTTATGCCTAAACATGAAGCTTTCTACTACAATGAGAATCTAATCAGTTCAGATAACTTTACATTTGCTAATACTAAATATTATGGTATTAACTTTGAAAAAGCTCAAAGTAACTATTTAGAGTTTAGGTATATTGGTGGTAAAGATTATGAAAAAAGAGCTGATGATGTTTTACATTTAGCGGAAATGTTTATTATGTCTGTATGGAAATCTTGCTTTAATCCTAAGTTTACTGCCGAGAATAAAATAGAGATGAAAAGGATTTTACAGAAGAATGCACCTCTTTCAGAAATGCTAAAAGATTATTCTGCCGTAAATAAATATTGGCCTAAGATACATATACTAGTAGATTTGCAAGATAATCCACAGGTAATTGAAGTTCAATGGAACAGATTTAAGAAAAAAGTTCTAGAGCTTTTATCAAATGGAAGCATGGAAGAAGGTACAGTTAATTATGATTCTGACTATGGGGCAGTCCAAGTTAAGGATGGTAAGTTTAAAACTGCATATTTATTAGACGGCTTTGAATTTGTAAACTGTGAATTATCAGGTAATATTGAAAACAGTGAAATGTACGAATGTAAAATTAAAGGTGCTCAAGTATTAAAATCAAGTTTATACCAAGGCACAGAGGTTTGGGATTCTAAAGTAGAGTCTAGTTTTGTACATGGAAGTTGTACTTTAAATAACTGTTTTGTTTTTGGCAGGGATGGTATTTTTAAAGGTAAAATGAATGCAGGTATTTTTAGAGAAGGTGGGGTTGGACCTCATGCTAGATTCTCTGATGAGACTGAAGTCATTGTAAGTAAAAAAATTAAAGCATAAAAATGAGCGAAATTAGAAGCGGCAATCGCAACGATTTAAGTACACCAAGAGACTTTGGTGCTAACTGCTTAAACGAATTTTTAACAGAACTTGGAGATGATTTAACAGGAGCATGTATGGTGCCGGTTAATCTACCTCAAAGAGAGATTGTTAATATTATTAAAAGAGCTAAGAAGTGGTTCTATAAACAATATGAAGACTCGGTAAAAGAAAACTACTACCATGTTCCTAAGGAAGTATTTGAATCTACTTATTTTAAAAATAATAGATGTTTAAACTTACCTGGAGCAAGTGCTGACGGAGGAGGTAATGTATACTCTGTATTTGGAGTATTTGATTTAGCCTCTGGCTTTAACGGAACTGGTCAAGGTATGGATGTAAGATTCTCAGGTGGCGGAGATTTCGCTTTAGAAAAAATGCTATTTAGAGGAATGTACGACGGTTCAGGTCCTGCGGAAGCAGCAGAAGAATTACAATATTATGTACTAAATGCTTCTATGGCTGATCTGTCTAGGCAGATCTTAGAAAATCCTATATCTTTTAACTATACCAGACTAAATGGTGAGTTAAAGATTCTAGGTGATACTCCAAAGGGAGATATAATACTACATGTTTATGAAACTATATCTGATTGCGCACTTTATAGCGATGAGATTTTCTTTAGATATGTAAGTGCTAAAGTAAAGCAATCATTGGGTGCTAAATTAGGTATCTTTAAATTTGCTTTACCAGGTAATGTAGAATTTGATTACGATGCTATTAAAGACATGGGCGACACCGAAATAGAGTCAATAATAGAGGAAATTAAGGGCGACGAAGGCGTGGACTGGATGTTCCACTCATAATAAGCCGAATACATATATAAATGGAATTTTATATTAAATACATTGGTGACCCAAACTATAACGCGACACAGTTACAGAATAACGGTGAGATTGAGCAATTAATTACTCAAATCGAAACTATTTTGTTTACTAGAAAAACAGAGGTTTTAGGATCTGCTGGATTTGGTTGTAATCTAGAAGATATGGTTTATTCATTGAATCAAAATGAGTATAATATTAAACAAATGATTACAAATCAGATTAATCGATATTGTCCATTAGCTTCTAAATACAATGTAGCTACTGATGTAAAATTCTTTAAAGGTGAAGTAAGAGATATTGCCTATATTGACATTACAATTGATAGTAAATATTTAGTGCAAATAAACCTAAGATAAAAGAGATAAATAATAAATGGCAGAATTAAAATTTTTAGAGACGGTTAGAAATAACGCGGAGCAGATCAAAACTGACACAAGAACCTACATAAGTAGAGTTTACAAAAGAGCCAATACTCTTTTTACTGAGGCATCCCCATTTGCTCAGATTATTTCTGTGTTCTCAGAATTATATGAACTTATTATGTTCTATATTGAGGATGCTATTGTTGAGCAAAACATATATACCGCTCAACAGGCAGAGTCTATATACGGTATGTCAAGATTGACAGGACATGATGCAACAAGAGGTTTTGCTGCAACCGGTGAAATTGAATTTAGATGGAAACCTGGAGCTGATTTAGGTAAGATTGCAGGTACAGGATTAAATATAGATCCTAGATCTGAATTAAAGTGTGAATTAAACGGTATGTTCTATACCGTGTTATCTTCAAAGGATAGATTCAGGTTAGAGAAATCTAATATGTCTAAAATTAAATCAGCTATTATACAAGGTAAATACGAAAGACAAACTTTAACAGGCAGTGGAGAAAAGCTACAGTCTTTTAATATACAGACAAAAAAGCTATCAGACCACTCTAAGGTTAGTGTTTCTATCAATGGCGAGAAGTGGACCAAACATGATTCGCTTTATGATTTATTAAATAATGAAAAAGGTTATCTATTAAAAACCGGGATTTCTGGTGGTATTGATGTTTATTTTGGTAATGGTGCATTTGGTGCGATTCCACCTCTAGGTTCTACTATTGAAGTGGAATATGTAAAACATGATGGTTTTATGGGTAATATAGATGATGGTAGAGATATTACTTTTAAATGGCAAGCAGAAGGAACTGATTCATTAGGAGGAGAACATGACCTAAACGAGTTTTTAGATATTACATGTACTTCATCTCCAAAAATGGGAGCAGATAGAGAGTCAACAGATTTTACGAAAATAATGACTCCTCTTGCTTCAAAATCATTTGTTTTAGCAACCCCAGATAATTATGAGTACTTCTTATCAAGATATGGATTATTCTCGTATGTGGATGCCTACAACACTACTTCGGATGAGTATCTAGATGATGATAATGTTATTTATATTTTCGCTGTTCCGGATGTAAGAAAGAAATTAGCTTCAGGTCAAGATTACTTCTCTATTCCAGAGAATGAAATGTTCTTCGACCAGAATGAATATGATAAAATGTCACAAGTAATTCAGGATAGTGGCCAACAGATGGTTACAACTGAAGTTGTGTTTGTAAAACCCCAAGTAAGAAAATATAGTATGGATATTAATATTAGATATTTTGAGGGCTATGCAAAAGAAGAGATTTTTAATGATGTCAGAACAAAGGTAAGTGATTACATGTTAAATGTAACGAGAAGAGATAAACTGCCTAAGTCTGATATTGTCTATATTCTAGAAGAAATAGAAGGTATTGATGCTGTTAACGTTAGGTTTATTTCAGAGACTGAAGAAACAGCTAGAAGACTTGGTTACTTTGAGTCGGTTACAACAACTGTCCAGCCACAAGAGCCAGTAGTCTTAGAAGATATAGGTAACGGTAAACAAAAATACATCTTTTTCAAAAAAGTAGAGGAAGTTAAAACAGTTGATGTTGACGAATCTACAGTAATACCGTACACTGTTGCTGGCTTAGACCAGTGGGGTGATATAATTATGGAGAAAGAGGAAGTTGCAGTCTTTAGAGGCGGGTGGCAAGATCGTGATGGTGACGAGATTGTTGACAAAGCTCTAATTAATGCAGAAGCAGCACTGTCTGTTAACTTCGACCCAACGCCAGTACCTAGGACGATATACACTAGAGTACAGGCTGGAAACAGAAAAGCCTTGAAATAATGTCATTATATAAAGATCTATTAGCATATAAAAGAAAGAGCCTTTACAAGGTGGCTAAAACTAGAAAAGATTCTAGGTTAAATGTTGGTGCAGATTATCAAGATTTAGGTCTATTACAAAGAATGCTATCAAGACATATTCAAAGAAACAAAACTCTTAGTGAATTTATTTCTTTCCTAAATGATTATCTTTTAAATATTTTAAGAGGTAATAGGTTTTTAAAAGGCTATAAGAATTACACGGTTAAAAAAGATGATAAGTATATTAGATAACTATGTGGAATAATTTAAGATTTTTTAATGGTTTAACAACTGAGTTACCGCTTGAGCGAGTAGATGGCATCTGGGAAGGTTCTATCTATTTACCTGTTGTATCTTCACAGTTATATGAGACTGTTAACCTCTTTATCTTAGAAGAGGGTATAGATGCTAATGGTGATTCTATTATTAATACCCCAGTTTCCCCGGATGGTGTAATAACTACATTTGACTTTAAATGGGAGCCAACTAAAATAGATCAATCTGAAGATATTATTATGTATGGTTATACTCTATCTGGAGGTAAACCTATCATAAAGGAGTTAAAAACTCAAAGTAAAGATTTAGATTTATTCTCTAATATTACAAGCCAAGATTCAAATTATCTTAAAACAGTAAGTGAGAATATTAATGTTGCAGTACAAGTTAATATTGCACTTAACTCTACTATAGAAGGAATTCACAAAAGAGTATTAGAAGTTAAAGCAGGTACTGAGGTAATTGCAAGAATTCAGGTTTACGGTGAAGTTGAAGGAGAAGATGAAAGGTTGAAAGTTCTTTTAGCTAACCTAGGTGCAACTTTAGATTCTTCTGATTTCCTATTGTTTAAATCACATGATATTTCTGAACAAGCTCCAGACCAAGTTTTAATGAATGCTAAAAGAAAAGAGCTTCTTTTAGAATTACATAATATTAAGCCATTTGTTGGTACATATAAAGCTATTCTAAATGCTATAGATTATTTTGGCTATGATAAAATTACACTTAAAGAGTATTGGATTAATGTAGATAAATCAGAAAACAACTTTGGTAAGTTACATGCAATTCCAGTACCTAATTCATCTGTAAGGGGTGAGATGACCAGAAAAAGATTAAAATTTAAAGTACCTTCTACTACACAAAAGAAAACTAGTAGGTTTTCTTTAGTTTACAGATTAAATGAGCCTAATGGAACGTTTGACCAGTGGGATATTCCAAATGTTGATGAGGTATTTGATTATACACCGGATGAGGTTATTATTAAATTATATGGTTTAAAGAATAGATTACAGAGAGACTATCTACCGCTCGAGGCTAAAATTATAGACATTACTGGTGAAGGTGATTTCTTTACTCAAAGAAACTTAAACGTTTGGAAGGTACAAAACCCAATTGGTTTCTTTACTGAAGGGCATAAGATTAAGTATCAAGTATTCCCTAACGATAGAGATCTTTTTATTGAAGATACTTCAAATGTTTTAAAAACAGATTTAGCACAAGATTTTTATCAGACTGCAGCTAATGAGCAGGCAATCTCTCCTACAAATAATTATGAGAATTTTTTAAATCTTGAACCAGGTGGAGAGGGTAGTTTAACAGAGGCGCAAAGAACTGAGATGAAGAATATCTTTAGAAACTTCTATGGAACATACCATGATAGAGATTTATATTCATATAACGAAAATATTCCAATTGGATGTCCGGTTATCTTAGATGGTGTACCTTCTTTTGATGATGTTTGGGATGAAGCTAACTTTGTTTGGGATGATGCTATAGATGCAAATGCAAATTTAAGAGTAACTTGGGATAACTGGTGGAAAAAGTGGGTTTATGAAATTGAATGGTTAATTGATGGGCCAAATGGTTTACACCAAGAATACAGAGGTCCGATTGATGACTATAAACAATTACCTCTTAATTTACCCTATGTAGGTTCATATACTGTAGAAATGAGAACATACGACCTATTCGGCCACATGTCTTTCTATAAAACAAAAGATCTATTTGAAGTTAAACTAAAAGACTTAGAACTATATGGTATTTACAAATGGTTAGATACTGATCAAAACACAGTTCCATTTACTTGGAATTCTAAAACATTGGACTGGAATAAGTCTGGTGGTTACTGGGACTTTGCACAGGACAACGAAACTAAAGTAGAGGATAATATAGCAACTTTATACTTAACGTTAGACAGAGCAAACTATGTACATATTGAGGATGACCAAGGAGTTAGATTCTCTACAGTTAGAAGATACCAAGATGTGTATTCTGAAACAGGATATTCTGAAACTACTGGACCTTATACTTATGATGAATCTACTTTTAGATGGAAAGATACTGAACACCTTTGGTGGGAAGCGATGAGAGTGGGCCCAGATTTAGCGGCTTCATTTAAAATTGATTGGATCGAACAGGGCGATACTTTAAGAATTGTACATAAAAACCCTTCTACAAACCGAGTTTCATTTGGTGAACATACAATTACCACTCCAACTCCAGTTAATGCTGCTGATTTTGTAGGATGGGAATCTGTAATTACAGAGCTAGAATCTAGCACAGACCCAATTATATCTAAATTTAACTATAATGGCGTTTGGCAAGATATGAATTTGGATAACGATGTTGTTGATCCAAATGATAAATTATGGCATATACTATGTGTAGGCCAAGAATATTCTAAAACTTATGACTTTGAAACTGTCGAGATTATTAAAGGTAGTAATGCTTCTAATGCTCAAGTTAGTGGAGAAGTTCATGTAAAACACTACAACCCAACATGGGATGATACTAAAGTGTTTAAACATCATGCGACAGTCGATAGATCGACGCATGTAACTATATCAACTGATATTTCTAAGTTTCCTGGAGCGAAAAATCCAAAATGGACTATTACGAATTTAAGTAACCCAGAAATCAATGATATATACTATAATAATATGTGGCTAACGTACATTTTCAAGGAGCCTGGAGATTACTCTATTCAACTTGAAGCGGAAGATACATATAACAACAAAAACGTCATAAGACGTAATATGATAAAAGTAAAATAAACTAAAATGGCAAACATTACAGAAATTTTAGGTACCGACTCGGTATCGTCTTCAAGACCAACTATTAACAGTAACTTTGAGTTGTTAAACGACGAGTTAGCTTCAGTAATTGCACTTTTAAATCCTACTACTTCGGTATTATCGGGTTTATCTAGCGCAACTACAAGTTCATTAACAGTTAATGATGGTACGAATCTTTTAGTAGCAAACTCATCTGGTTTATCAGTTAGTACGGCAGCAGCGTTTGCTGGTAACGTTTCACTAGGTGGTAGAATAGCTAAGTCTGGTGTTGTTGGAACAGCTTCAACTCCTGCAGCTAACTTACAACCATCTGAGATTACAAAAGGTTCTTACTTTATTAACGCTGGGTTTACAATCCCAACTGCAGTTGATGGAACAGAAGTAACTTTGATTAATGCAGCGACAGGTGCGGTGACCGTACAGAACGGAACAGGTGCTACTATCGCAGCAACATCTATGCAATTAGATGGCGTTAACTCAACTTTAACATTAAGATGTTTTGAAAACAAATGGTATATTATTAGCGCATACGCTTGTACTATATCCTAAATTAATTAAACTGAAACCTAATAGATGGCAACTCCTTTAGTTAGAATACCGCAGCCACAAGGCGGCACGATGTATGCTTTTGCTTCTTCAGCAAGAGATATGACTAGGGCGTTTAACAGTTCTGATCTGAACTTTGAGTTTAGTAAATTCGCTTTACTAGACTTACCAGATTTTACAGACTCTGTGAACGGCTCTAATACTATTGACTTTGAATTAAATTTAAAGCAAGCATCAGGACAGGCTTATGTAGCTGGGCAACCTAATGTAGATTGGGCACAAACTTTCCAGAACTATGCTTTAAATATGGAAGAGATTCTTTTAAAGGATGATGACTATGATCCAATTATTTTAGCATCTGACTCTGAAAAGATTTTCTTTAAGTGGTTATCTTCATTGGGAGCAATTGGCTTTAGACCTACAGATTCTAATGAATCTAGTACAGGTGCTTATGCGGAAAATGATAATGCAATTCTAGGAGGTTCTAACTACGATAGAGTAGTAAAATATTTAGGTACTATTGACGCAGAGAATGATGTGGCTTACCAAGGTAATACATATCACGAAGTCTATATTAACGTACCAACGTCTGTTGGAAATACTCCGTTGGTTTTATTTAAGCCAACCGACTATAATACATCAGCTACTAAATTATTCCCAACAGATAGTGAAGCTGCTAATGTTGAGGGAAGAGAGGGTCAAACACACCCAGATCCAAATTTGAATATGTCTCCGGTTGTAGATAACTGGACTCAAAGCCAAGGAGCATACTATGATATTGCAACAAATGCTACGGATTCTGTGGGTATTGACTTTGATACAGCTTCTTATGCTGGGATTCAAAATAATCCTGATGTAAAGTCTCTATTAGACTTTGCTAAGACTGGGCAACAATTTAGATTTAATGCCGTTTTAGTTTACTATGATTTATATAGCCAGTCAGTTCCAGCAAATAGATCTACCAACCTATATGGTATCTTAATCTTAGATGATATTTTAGATGCTTACGGACCTGGTACAAAAATACATGAACAAATTAAGTTTAAGCCTAACGAAGTTACCGGTCTTAATGGTAATGCTTATTCATTAAAATTAAATCTTAAATTTAATTCATCTCTAGATAATGTAGGAGTTGAGACAAGTGTAAATGACTTTACTACTTTCTCAATGGATCTTTTCATGGATACGACTACAGCTTTAGAAAATGCGACCGATTTATTATTACAAACTAATAATAGGTATTCTAAAGTTACAGATAGATTAGATAGTCTAGAGAATATAATTCTAGGTACTGCAAAAGCAGCAGCACTAGAGGCTAGAATACAAGAATTAGAAGATGACTTTACAGCATCTTCATTACAGTTACAAGATTCAACAGCGTTATTAGATCTTGTAAATAATGCACATGCTAAAATTAATCAATTAATAGATGGCACGATTCCAGTAGAATTACAATATAATACAGATGTAATTTTTGCAGGAAAGGGAACTACAGTTGATAAATCAGTAGCTGGTAAGATTAAAGTAAACAATAACGTTGATGGTTATGTTGTTGCTGATGTATTTACATGGGATATTGCATCTAAGACGGTCGTTAGCCAATTATCTACAAGTAACATATTCGATCCTACCACGGCTAATCAATATGGGGTATGGTCTAAATTAGTTCCTTTCTCTAATAGATTAAGCTTAAAGAACATTACAAGTTCTGGGGTATTCAATGGAGACTTGAATATATACATTGATGATTCTACTAATGGTTGGTCAAAAGGCCAAATCCTTAGAGTTGCATTAGATAACATTGACATTAACGGAAACAATATAAAAATTTGGACGGGTGCTTCAACAAGTTTCAATCAAGCAGTTGCAAACATTGACCCTTCGCAGTTGATTACAACAACTCCGTATATTGAAGTAGTATGTATGGACCCATCCAATTACGTATTTGAAGCAGATATTTTAAGATAATATGAACACAAACAACTCTATTTCCAACTCATTAAAAAGGCTCCTAGAGCTTAATACTAATTCATTAAAGACTTTTGAAAGAATTAATGAAGCAGTTACAACCGAGCAAAAAAGTATTCCATTAGAAATACTTACTGACGAGGGCACTAAAATAGTGTCTATTCCTGGGTTTGGATATATGCAAAAGGAGTTACAGAGATTAGATACTAATCTTAAAGCCCTAACTGGATTAGGTAAAGGCTCAACTAAGATTAAGTTACCTGATGGGACTTTTCAAAATATTATTACATCTGCATTAAAAACTCCTGCAAGTGATTTTACTACAGTAGACAGACCTATTAACTTTTTTACTGCTCCTAATTATTTTGCAGAGGATTTCTTAAATCCAATGTTAAAGACCTCTTTTGATGTTAGCGGTCAAATTCCAAATGACACAGAAAGAGTTTTAGTAAAAAGAATTATTTTTGATTCTTCAAATCAAACAGCGGTAGAGTGGTTTAATGATAATTATAGAAACCAAGAGAGTGTCGATTATTTAACTGCAATTAGAGATGTAGTAAATAATAACATTGCATATATCGTTGATGAAGAATTAAGAGATATGCCATATAGAACTGGACAATATACTGGAAAGTTTGATGTCTTATCAATTTCTAATTCTCAAAGAGAAGTTCTTGAAAACGGTGTTACTATAAAACAAGCTATTAAATTATATACTTTAGATAAATTAACATATTCAGATAAAACTAAAGATCTAGATGAGACTGAGTTACTCCGCGTTGGAGATGAACTAATGGTCGCTGGTGGTTCTAAAAACACAAGGTATAGAATTGACAAGCTGGATTCTTCAACAAGACAGGTTGAGCTTAGATTAATTGAAGGATATGAGGCTATTAAGATCGGAGCTAATGTGCTCGGTATCTATAAAAATGAAGATAATAATTTACAAGTTGAAATTCCATGTGGATTTAACGAGAGAGTTTTAATGTTTATGAAAGCAATTGATGCTGATTCTAAACTATTAGCAGAGAACTGGTCTCCAGGTGTTGGTTATTATACAAATGAATTAACACTTACACAAGAAGATGGTGTGCAGATTACTTTAGCTGAATACTATAAAGAGAATGTAGCTGACTTTAGTAGAATGATTGACGCTTTAAAAGTAGATTCAATTCCACCTGCTGCAGTTGGTGTAACTCCAGATGCTCCTACTTTGGATGGTGCTAACTTTAAAGTAGTTCAGATTAATACACATCTTGGTGCAAATGATGCTAAAGGCAAAATCACTAAGCTATCTGCTGATAAAATTACAGTGGATGAAGGTGTTAAAAAATTAGATACTACAATTGCTAAAAAGCGTGAAGAGATTGCTACTAAAAAATATGAATCTGAAGTACAAAAAGATAAAGATAAATCAGAATTAAATTCTTTAATTGAAGAGAGAACATCAGAGGCTAAATTATTTAACTCTATTGTAAATCAAATACAAAGTGTTTCTGCAGATACTAATGTTAAAAAGGCTAGTCCTAAATATAGAATTAGAGGTTTCTGGGCTATTCCAGGGGCTAAGAAGGTTGCAGATACTGCAAACCAAGAAGTTGTACAATTTATTGTCGCATATAGATACTTATCTACTTCTGGTAAATCTGGAGAAGCTGCTCAACTTAAATTCGCAGAGAATGGTAGAGAAAAAACAGCAGTGTTCTCAAACTGGAACGAAAAGAAAACTAAAGTAAGACCTAGAGCTAAGTCCGTTAATCCAGATGGAACTGTTGCTACTAAGTTTACATGGCAAGAATCTAAGATTGAAGATGGTCAAGAGATTAACTTTAATCAATTAGATATTCCTATTAGCCAGGGTGAAACTGTAGAAATTAAAGTTAAATCTATTTCAGAGGCAGGTTACCCACAGAATCCAATTATTTCTGATTGGTCAGAATCAATGACAGTTGCTTTCCCGGAAGCAGAAATTGATACCACAGATATTGCTGCAACAGTTGAGGCTAATTTAGCTGAATTAGCTAGAGTAAGAATGAACGAAGAGCTAACTGCTCAAGGAGTTTATACTCACGTTGGAGATTCATTTACTGCTAACGAAAGTTATTACGCTCACGTTGCTACAAATATTGCATCTGGATTTTTATCTCCGGAACAAAAACCAATCTCAGTTTATGATAAGATTGCAGAGTTAGAAGCTCAGATTGCTGGACTTAAAGGTACGGTTGAGGCTGAAGTTGGTGAACTTGTTGTTAAAATCGTTGCTGAAGATGGTACTGTAACTAACGTTGCTAAAGATACTACGATTCAGTTATTTGCTGGTTACTATGTCGACGAGGTTGCAGACTTAACAATTAGAAAGGGACATATTGTAAATAAAACATTTAAACTACAATTAGAAAATAGTAAAGCTACAAAACTAGAATTAGTTTCTAGACTAGTGGGTGATAGAAATAAAGCTGCTTATAGATCTTCATCAGGAAACTCAACAGAGAGTAGTAACAAGTTTGGTTTAGCGTTAAATGATAATAACGCAGATAACTTTGATACTAAAGTTGAAAATGATACTTATTATCTAACTGAAGGTAAATATGATTTAGCTCCTATTCAATTCCAAAACGTAGATACAAATACAGTTGATGAGTCGGGTACTGCGCCTTATCAATCTGCACAAAGAAGAGGCCAATTCGTTTATAGTAGGTTTATGGATATTGCAAATCAAAACCCTCATTATATAGTTGAACCTCTTGAAACTGTAACTCAACCTTTTGATATTACTGACTATGAACATGGTTTAAGTTATGACGCAACTTCTCCTTTAGCTTCTACTAATGGAGTTAATGATTTTATATGGTCAGGTGAATTTGGCCAAGGAGCTGGAAGTGCACCTTATGGTACTGCTGAAATGTGGGATAATACTAAAGTTAATACAACTTCTATTAGTAATGTTACTCTTTACGGGTATAATAGAGGTTTATATTTACATAAAGACCACCCTCTTTTAGAAAACGTATGGGAGGATGCTAATGCTGCCGAGGCTATTGATATAAATACTGTTAGAGATAGTATGATTTTCTCAATGCCTAAAACTGCAACACAGGCGACAGGAGCTACACTATTTAGTTTCTTTGGATATAATTCTAATTTGAATAGTGTTGGTATTGGAAATAAACAACAGACTGCTTATCATAATGGTAGAGGCTTAAGTGCACAGACAGTAGATGCAGACCTGGGAAGACCGATTAAGATGTCTTTTGAAGAAAACGATCAGTATTTGTTAGGTGGTAGATCTTGTGGCTCATTCTTATACATGTCTCCGATCAACATAGAAACACTAAAGGTTGGTGGTGACACTAGAAGAAGTAAAAAAGAAATAAACCCTAAAAAAGATAATGAATCTAACGCGGTTTCTGTAGATATTGTATTTCAGTATAGAATGACTGATTACTTTGGTAATAACGAATCTTTAGATACTGGTAGAATTGGAGGATTTGCTAGATTAGCTTACAACAACTTGACATATACTAAAAAAGTTGGCTTTGATATTTTCGATAAGTATGGTGAACAATTCTCATTTGATTTCGAGGTGTTTGCTAAATATAGTCCAAAAGGTAAAAACTTAAACTCAATTAAGGCTGCTAGATTGACTAGAAACGTATCGACTACTCCAATCCAAACATGGTATACTCAGGATAATCGAGGTAGGAATATAATCCAGGAATAATCTTTCATTTGGTTAGATAATAATCTTGATATATAATAGAGACGGAAGTATCTCTAAAATAAAGATTTAAAACTGAATGGCAAATATAAGTTTTCAACTTAATACTACAGCAGGCTTTACAACTGCAGCAGGAGCAATAACAAACTGGGGAACCGGTACTGTTATTACGGCTTGGGCTGATATGGCAGGGCAAGATCTTGCCAACGGAGAAACTGTTTACGAGAACAATGATGAAAATCCTGATGCAGCTTCAGGTACTTTAAGTAGTGCGTTTACAGGGAATGCAACTGACTTTTTTGCATTTGAAAAATCAGATGGTACTATTGCTGCAGTTCAAATAGATGCAGCAGGTCTAGTTAGTACACTTACGACAACAACTACTACAGCCGCACCTCAATATACTATAACAGTTACTCCAGGTTTAACAGTTAACGAGGGTGATACATTTAATGTTGTCTTTCAATACGCCGGAGGAGGAACGACAGGCCTTACGGTAACTGGTTCTGCAACAGAGGCAGATTTTTCAACATGGCCAACTGGGATTGGAACGGGAAATACTACAGGAACTTTAGATTTTACAGGTGGAAATACAGTAGATTTAGAGTTTACGGTAGACCAAGATGCTTCTTTTAATGAGGGAAGTGAAAATATTATATTTACTTTAACGGATGGTACCACTGAAACTGTAAATATTACAGATTCAAGTACAAACCAGCCGCCAGTTGCTGGCGCTGGGAACTTTACAGTTCAACAAACCGGTACAGGAAATGACGAGGTTACAATAGACCTTTCTGGAACAGGAGTCTCAGATCCTGAAAATGACGCTTTAACTTGGATAATAACAAGTCTGCCTGGTAATGGAGATTTGTATGACAACGCTTTACAAAACACGGTTTTATCAACAGTACCATATACAATAACACAAGATCCGAACGGAGATGCATATAAGGTTGTTTACAAACCAGGTAATACTTTTATAGGTAATACTTCTTTTCAATATAAAGTACAGGATTCAAACGGACAAGATTCCGGAGTTGCTACAATTTCTATTTCAGTAACTCAGCCTCAAAATCAACCTCCAGTTGCTACCAATGTTTCTGATACGTTTCAAGCGGGTAGTTCTGTAAATAAATTCTTTTCTAGAGAAGCAACGGATGACGACTCCGGGGTTACTTTTGAATGGTGTTTAAATGACGGACCGCCTGCAACAATACAGACGCTTGCACAAATCAATAGCGCATTAAGCCATGGTACAGTGGCTCCAACGTCTGGGGAAGGTTTTGTTTATACAACGACTACTATATTAAATCCTAATGATACTACGGTTAGTGATATATTTTATTTTAAAGCAATAGATGCTGAGGGTGAAGAAGATATAGGCCAGGTGCAGTTTCAACTTCAACCTCCGGGTAATAACCCACCCCAGTTTAATGCTAATCCTCCTAGTAATGCAATCGAGATCGAACAAGGAAGTGCTTGGACTAACTCGACTCCAATAACAGCAACTGATCCAAATGGAGATGTTGTAACTATTACTATCGTTTCTATTGGAGGTACAGATACTGGAGCTATTGCTAATTTTAGTAATGGTGTATTATCAGTTACGGGAACTCAGGCTAATGCTACAATTACCGTTACATTAAGAGCAACTGATGAATTTGGTGAATCTGGAACAGATATAACTTATAGCTTTACTGTTCAAGGTGTTCCATATAGAGCTCTTAAAAAATCTACATTTACAAACTCAGATTCGTCTGCATGTTCACAAGAAAGAACATCATCTCCTGCATATTATTATGATACTGGTAATGGCGGCGCTACATTCCTAGGTGATTTAACGACCGGTGGTTTTTTATATACAACTTCTGCTTTAACTAGTAAGGTAATTCCTACATCTAATTCAAATACTTGGGTTTCTGTAGAGGAGAATATAGGGCAAAATGTTACTATAAGAGCTATTAAACTTAATGGTGCTGACGGAGCTATTGAAGAAATTTTAAGCTGTACAGTTACTGGTGGGGCGGCATGGCCTATTTTAATTAGATATGCTGCTAACGATAACCTTTATTGTGATGGTGTTTATGAAGAGGGAGAGGCTTGGCAAAATATTGCAGATGGTGCAACACTAACAGATGTTGTTTCTGTAGGTGGTCAGCTATTTACGTCAGAGTATTATGCTAACCAATATGCTGGTTCTATAGCTCCTGCAGAATTCTTATTAGAAAATGGTATTTACAATCAAGCGGATGATGTTGAGATTCCAAGTAGAGGATATTACTTTTACAATAGTGGTTGGCAAACAAATCCAAATCCAGAGGCCAACGATCCAACTAACGATCCAAATTCAATAGTAACAGTAGATAGACTATATGTGTGCCAGCCGGATATTGTGTATCAAAATAAATCTATTGACGTATATTGGTATACTGCAGATCCTGCGAATATAGGGTCAGTATGTAGTGCTAAAAATGGCCTAACATGGAACGAGTCCAAAGATAATTTTGATCCAATCACCATTTATTACAGACAAGATGTTGAAGATACAGATACTTGGACTTTATTAGATATTGCTAAAAATCAAACACTAGTCTTTATTTCTGCTTTGGCAGCAGAAAATAAAAACTATCCTTTATTACAGCCCAGTTCAGTCTTATTAGACTCTACATCTGGAGAATTTGTATTATGGGATAATGAAAATTATACTGGTTATGACGGCTCTTATAGATGGTACGCCTTTTCACCAGATGATGGTAATTCATTAACACAAGATAACTTATTAGAAGTAGCCACAGATACTTCAGTTTTAGGTACATGTACAGACGGTATTATGGGTCCTGATGCTGATTATTCTAGACCAGCACTTTGGACTATTAGCAGCGGTCAACCATTTTTAATCGGTGCTCCATCTGGATCTAGAAATTCTATGTACTATGCGTTTTACGGTTGTGAAACTGAATTAAATCCAGGAATACCGGGCGGCACGCCGTACTATCCTGTTTATATTGTGGATGGTATGTCAGATTATTTAGAGTTTGGTTTATCTGGAGTTTCATATATTAATGATTTTGTTAATACTATAACAAACAGTTCCCTAAGTAGAGCTCAGATTAAAACAGAGAGTGGTAAATGTTTTACATATACTAATGCAATTATTGCAACAAATATTGAGGAAGCTGTAAGCTTTATGAATGCTGAGATTGATGGTATTACTGGAGATGTTCCTGCTATAGCAGTTTCTATAAATGCAATTGATTTAGGTTTTGGAAGCCAGGCTAACGTAAGCTGGAAAGAGGTTAATCAATCGGATTCCACAGCGTGTTATGAATGTTCAATACAAACAGGTGGAGGATGGAGTACGTATACGTTCCCGTCGATTAATAATGCTGATATTTTAAATAGAACAATACCTAATTTTGACCTAGAAGAAAACTATACGTTGGATAATGTATCTAGGCCTTTATTAAGAACTAATCCTAAGTTATCAACAAACGCTAAATTAGTAGCAAATAGCACAGATCAAATATTTATAGAGTCTATTGATGCAACTAAAGAGTTAGCATCTGTTGAATATAAAAAGTGGGAGTTAAACCCAGGTGGAGCGTGGTCTTATGACTTGTATAAATTCTTTAAGAATAATGCTACTCCATCCGATATGATTTATTCAACTAGAGTTGACTATTCAAACTTCGCGGTACAGGATAGTTTTGATAAACAAATAGAAGAGGTTTATCACTATGGAACTACATATAACTATTCTAAGCTTCACGATGAAGATTTAAGGATGTTAGCACCTATTTGGCTAGATAAAGATATTCCAAAAAGGTTTGTTATTTTTAGAGTTAACGACCCTGTTGGAGAAATGGATTTTGATACTAGAAGTAATTTTAATAATATACAAGATATTCTTAAAAACTCTGAAATAGTTAAAACTTTTGATTTAACTTCAGAATCATCTTTAGGTAAATATATTAGAAACCATGTAAACTCTGAGTCTTTTCCTAAGGCTCCAGTACAGTTTAATTTTGCTAGAGAAGAAAAGAGTAGCTTTAAAGGTATTGATTTAGGTAAAGGTGGTTTTACGTCAAAGGGTGAATATTTATATAAAGACTTTGTAAGATCTGATAATCCTTTAATTTCTAGCAACGCTTTAATTACTGATGGGTTTGAAAGAAATAACCTTGCATGTGCAAACTTAATAAATTTAGAGTTTTTATTTGATGACAATAATGCACCGGATTATTCTATTAATAGATATTTTGGTTTATATGTAAATGATATTGATTCGGGATATGGTAGCCTGTTAAGCTCTAATAATGGTAGTGCTATATTTAAAAGTTTAAATTCTTATATTAATGAATCTCCTGATTCTGCGATTCCTAGTTTTAAACAAATATCTTCAACCCCTACTTTAGGCTATCTTTCGGTTAGTGATAAATTCTATAAAATATCACCTAAATCATCTTATGATAGTAAAAGTTTAAATGTGATTGTAGAAGATAGTGCTAATGAAATTCCAAACGAAATTAAAATAGATACGAACGGTAATTCAATTGATATAGTAAAAGAAGATTCCGCAGGGTTTGACTTTGTTAAATTTTCAGTAACGGGTACTCCAGCTATAAATGATAGGTTTGTGGTATTTGAATCTAGAGAGTCTTCATATTCTATTAAGTTCTTAAGACATATTCCAAACGAGGCTTGGACGCTTGTTATTAATAACGCCGGCACTGTCATAACATCTCAGATTATACTACAGTCTAGTTTGTATGCATCTTTTTTATCTATTAAAAACTTGTTTGCAAATGAGGCAAATATAGATGTAACCTGGGATTTAGATAATAAAGAACTTTTTATTACAGAGAAGATTGCTACATTAGGAGATTTAGAAGTGTCCTTTACACCAGTCGATGCTCTTACTTCTAGTTCTATTGCTAAAGTTACTCAAATTCAAACTTCTGTTAATTTAGATAACTCAACGTTTTTTGCAACACATGGATTAGAGAGTGGAACTTTTGATAGTACATCATTTTCTTTACAAGGTAGTAATATCGATATAGCTAGAGCTATGGTAGGGTGTATTAATAATAGCCCTATTAATTTTGAAGCTGTTAGAGAAGATGGTTCATCGGAGTTTTATGTTAAAAGTAAAGTTAAGGGTTATAGGCTCTTACAGTCTGGAGTTTTAATACCTAATGCCAACGCAAATGATTTTATTACTCTAGAAAATAGAGATACACAGACTGTATTAAGCCCTAACGGTTTACTTAAATTAAGTACTTCAATACTAAATGATAATGAAGTTTACTATATGTCCGGTGGTAATTCTGCTGGAAAGTCTGTTTTAGTTACTAAAGATTCAGTTTCCGATATTGTAATTGGTGATATGCTACCAACTGTTTCTACAGGTCTTTACAATAAGGTAATAGATATTGTAGATGATATTGAAAGATCTAATTCTATTTACAAAAAGCTAATACTTGAAAAAGTAAACACATTGGAAAGTGGTGAAGAAAACATCTATGCTGATAATATTGTTAAGTTAGGTTTATTTTCTGCTTATGATATTCATGATATGAATTTTGATTTTTATGATCGATCAAATTCAGACTTAAAAGAATTAGAATATGAGACTAGTGCAACTATTAATTATGAGCCTGAAAGAAGCCCTTCTAATACACTTACTGTTTTTGGTAACGATTATGATTTAACCCCGGATAATTACTTTAGCGGTATTAGCGATATTTTACCTGAAGAAACTTTAGATGAATATAATGAGATAAAGTTATGGAGTGAATATGATAGGTTAGAAGAAAACAACCTTAAGGAGTTTGTTGTAAGATCTAGAGTAGTTCCTAATATAAACAAATGGGCACTAAAAGATAGTTTAACCGTAAGAGAACAGCCGTATTATTTAAACGCAAATGAGGCTTTTGGTAGAACTAACTTTTCTCCAGACTTCGGAGCTGTAGGTAGAGATAGATTATCAATGACACATGAATGGTTTTATATGGATAGTATGCCTAAGTACTTACAATATAATCAACTTAATGACACATTTAGTTATGTAAACTTTTTAGAAGGTTTTCAATTAACACCGGCACACTTTAAGAGTACTTCGTATAATTACTTTGATAAGTTTATGATTTCTGATGGTTTTGAAGTAAAAGACCAGTATGGTATAAAATCGTTTATTAAGACAAATTTAAAAAAGAAATATACTTTAATTTCTGGTGGTAATGACGTTTCTTTTGCTAACACAGTGTTTAAAGGAATACAAGTAGGTTTTAAAAATAGAAAAGAGTTTATTAATGATAAGGCTACTGAATTTGTTAAGTCTTCTGAGTTTAACGGATATAAGTTTAGCACATTAGTAGTTGTTAATGGTGGTAATAATTCAAATGGTATATCTTATGAGGTAATTCAAAATAAAGCATTTAAGTTTGTTGTATTTTTAATTACAGTTTCTTTAGATGATTTATGGATAGACGGTGCTTTAAATAGAAAGTTATTATATGAAATGAACCATAGTTTTGTATGGGACCATGAAGATAAAAACTTTGCATATTCAGATGTTAATCTAACAGGAGCTTTAAACTTAAACGATATTAATTTTTCAAATCCGGCTGGAGATGATTATTTAATTGCTAAAGGTATTGCACACTCAAACGGTACACTACCTCAATTTTTAGATCAAATTAGCCCTGATGAAGATAATATATTTGGATTACTTCAAGTTAAGGTTAGTGATTCTAGTGGAGATGTTGTTTTTAATATGAAAATAGAGTCAATAGATGACCAAGATCAAATAACATTAGCAGGTGGTCCAGTTGATGTAAATGGCGGTGCTGTTAATGTTTCTAATATTGCTGGCTACATTCAAACGGGTGCAGAGTATGTATATAAACAAGGTGGTAAGAATGCCTTTACGTCAATCTTAGATCAATTATCAGTATCTAGTGTTTCTGATCTATTAAAGTTAAATTCTGGTGAAATTACATATACTACTGTAGAAGAAAATGGGGAGATATTAAATAATAGGTTTGAAATCGATTTTGAAAATGGAGTTGAAATTATTAAAGAGTCTAAACTAGTTACAGTATCTGATGAAGATAAACCAAAGACCTTTAAATTAAAACAAGGTACAATTGGCTATAACTTAACAGCTGGAGACACTTATTATCCATTCTTAGTTAGACATAATGGTAATTATACTGTAGATACAATTCCGGTTGTAACGTTTACAGATACTTATACACACTTTAAAACAAATACTCTTCAAACTACATTAAATAGAGTAGAGTTAGATTTTGAAGAGCCAATGTATAAACATTCTTTAACAAGTGCCGAAGAAATTAAACTAGCTAGAGATTATTACAAAAGATATAATAGGTGTAAAACTGCATTTAACTTAGGCTTTATACAAGATGATGGTACTCATGATTCAAACTGGGGTATCGTTAAAAACCATTTCTATAGAAAGGTAAATGAGTCTAACGCTTCTGGTGTAACTAAATTATCCTCATCTACGGATAAACTACCACTTTACCCATTAATCGGTGAAGTTGCAATAGACAAGAAGGATGTAAATGTGTTTAGATCCTCTTGGGATAAAAACTATTATACAAGAGCTTTATCGGGTGGTTTAACAGAGGATGTTCCAGGAACATTTGAAACTAAAGAAGAAAGATCTTATTTAGGTTCTACTATTATGAAGGTAAAAGATTCATATAATATGATTTCATTTACTACACAAACTGTAAAAACACAAGAGGAACAAGATTTAATTTTAGCTAACGATAATAATACAACAGATGTAGTTGTTTTTGAAGATAAAAAATATGTATATTTAGATTTCTACATTACTACAACAGTTAAGAAATTATTAAGCCAAGATGGTGTTTTAGATTCGATAAATAGATTTGTAGCTGCTGCTGATTCTGCAGGTGATAAAACTACAACTAAAGATGACGCTTTACTTTACGTTGAGAATAACTTATTAAATACGTTTAATTTAGACATAATTAAAATCTACACGAGTAGAATTAAAGGCTCAGCTTCAGAAGTTTTATCTTCTGCTAGCATAGCAAATCTAGATGACGGAGGATATAGCAATGATACAAACTTTACTTTTAAGTCTCATGAGCAAAAGCCCCTTAATTTTAGATTGATATATAATAAAAGATTAGGTTATTCTTATAGAATTAAACCTATGATAAAAATACAGTCATAAGAAATGGCCATTAACATTCAAGAAATACTACACCCTAGTGACTCCGATAGTATCAAGTTCGCGAAGATTAACTATAACTTCGACCAGATACTAGCAAATGGCGGTGGACCTGTTGGACCTAAAGGTCAAAAGGGAAACCAAGGTGTCGTTGGTCAAACAGGCGAGCAGGGTATACAAGGTGAAAAAGGTACTAAAGGGGATTCAGGTGAGACTACTAGCCCATGGAAATCTATTGCGATAGATTTAAACACACAAGATGGTGTAGATAACCTTACAATTTTAAAACCTAAACCAGATACTGATCTAGAAACTCCTGTTATTTGGCTAGGAGATTCTTCTTTTGTTAATTCAGGTCAGACTTTAAACGATGGAGATACTACATTAAGATCTACTTTGAATGTTAGTAGACATTATGATATTAATAACTCTGCAGTCAATGCTGAATATATGACTTTTTGGCATGATGCTAATAATAAAATAAAATTAGATTCTGAAGATCAGTCTGGATATGTTAGATTTAATCTATCTCCTGTAACTCCACTTGTTGGAAGTGCACCGGATATTAGATTTCAGATTAATATTCCTACAATACATACTGAGACTTTTAGATTAGATAATATGGCTGCCACTGGTGTATTAGCATCTGGTATGGTTAGATATAATTCAGGTGGTCAAAAGTTTGAAGGTTATATTGATGGTGCATGGGTTGAATTTTGTACAGCGCCATGTGGAAGCGGAGGCACTGATGCTATTTCATTCTCTCCTGCAGATGATTTAACACTTAACGCTGATGGAACTCCGTTTGGAGATTCTATTTCATTTGCTCCGGTAGGTGATTTAACACTTAATAACGATGGTACGGTAGCTTCTTCTACACCTACACTTCCTGTTATTACTAACTTTGATGCTTACGCGGTGACTGGTTCTTCAACTGAGATAGAATGTTATTGGGACAGTATCTCAGACTCTACTGACGTTACTATTACTTGGGGTACGGGCGGTAGCTTCACAAACGTAGGAAGTTATACGGTAACTAATTACGGTTCCGATACTTATACTATAACAGGGTTGACTGCAAGCACTGCTTATTCTATTAGAATGACTGCTACAAATGCAAATGGCAATGATGTAGAAGAAAAAACTGCGACAACAGAAGCGGCTGCGACAACTCAAGCGCCAACAGGAGTAACTGGAAGTTTTGATATACAATATGCTGATAACGAATATGATGCATGTAATGGTGGTGGAAACGCTACACTTCTTCAAAATCAAGCATTGACAATATCTAATAATACAAATCCAAGTGTTTCAGATTGGAATAACGCAGCGGTAGCTGAGGGTGTAAGTTTAATGAGTTCTGGAGGGTATTTTACAATACAAGATATAACGGATCATGAGGGAAACACACTCGTCATGGTAGACAATGTTTATGAAGTAGACCAGAATGGTACTCTTGGATCGCAGGTCCAATGTTCTACTGTAACTACTCAAGCGCCTGCGACAACTCAAGCGCCTAACGACTTTGATTTTACTAATGGACAAATGACTAACCCATCCGGAAGCTTAATAACCTTTAGTAATGGAGGATTAAATACTCTTGGAATAATTACAGGTGGTGGAAGTATAGCGATTAATTTTGATTCAAGCACTAGCGTATCACAGAGTGATTTTTCTCTTCCTAATTTTGTTAATTGGGCTAATAGTAACCCACTAACTTACAATGGTTCGAGTGACGATGGTACCTTGAATTTAACGGTTAATCCAAATACCGGAAGTAATGCTAATGCCAGAACTGGTAATGTAACTTACCAAGGCACAGCGCCGATGAATAATGTGAGCGCAGTAACAATACAACAAGACGGTACTGTAATATCAGGTCCATCAGGTCCTCAATCGAATTATTAAAATAATGGATAGCATATAATATAAGATATATGAAAGACAAAATAAAAAATATATTAGCAAATAGAACTCTGGTAACTTT